ATGGCTACAAATTAATGGCTACAAATTAATGGCTACAAAGTGATAGAAATATAATCAAAATATTAGAAAGCACGTCTTTTTCTTCTATTGCGCTTAGTTTTACATTTTTGGAAATACCTTTATTTTTTTTGTAGAGAGATTGCGTCCTCCGCCATGAGCTGATGTTGGCTGTCGGCTGGGTGCATCAGACTTAGCACCAGCACCAGCATCAGTCTCCTTATCGGGCAGCATGTCTGCCATATGACCAACATGTTTAGCACCCTCAGTTAGTTGCCTGCACGGCATACCTGTTCATATCATTAGTGGTTGATGTTTTTTCTGATGCTTTGCTTTCAAATGATGTTATTCCTATCTCTTTTAACTGGGTTTTTAATCTTTCAATATTAGGACACGTGTCTGATTCTAATGTTTTTGAAGTTTCTTTATTTACTGGAACTCCTTCTGCTATTAGAACTCCTTCTGCTATTAGAACTCCTTCTGCTATTGAAACTTTTTCTGGAACTTTTTTTACTGGAACTCCTTCTGCTATTGGAACTTTTTCTGCTATTGAAACTTTTTCTGTTATTGGAACTCCTTTTACTGGAGCTCCTTTTGGAAGTTCTGTTAGTGGACCTGTTTTTGTAGGTCTTCCAAACAACCTAACTAGTCCTCCTATTTTTTTCATATTTCTCGTCCTTTTCTTTGCGATTTTTTTCTATATCTTTGTTTTAAAGATAATGTCATATGTATATATATATATATATATATACATAATATATATTATTAAATATAATATATGAAACAATTATAATACTTATAATACTTATAATACTTATAATATTTATAATATTTATAATATTTATAATATTTATAATACCTAAAAAATTTACAAAAAGACATAACACAATCTACAAATTGCTTCCATTGTAAAATATTAATATTTGTATAATATAATATGGAGCAATCTCCAAAATATCCTAAATTTACAGGAACAACAGCAACATATGTTATTGTAGGCCACGGAACTATGCTTACATCTATGTTGGGCGCTCCAGCAAAAAAGAAATATTTTGCTATTACTATACCAGAAAATGTTGAACTATATACATTTGATGCTTTAGGAAAGTGTGTTCCAGTGTATGAAACAGAGGCAGATTTTATATGTAAAAATTATAGACAAGCACTAGCAAGGTCTCTTAGTCCTGCTTTTAAGTTTAGTCATGAACATCAGGAAATTAATAAATTTCCTGAACTATTTTTAACACCTGATAATAACACTCCTACACAAGCTTACTCTGGTATAACACATTGTATTCCTGAAAATAGTAGAACAAGTGGTTCAAGAAAAAAAGAAATTATTTATAATATTGATGCTAAAAATACAAAAAATTGTGAATGTAGTTCGATTGTTCCTAATTATAGTTATCCCGATTTACCCTACAATTGTGAGAAAACTTATAGCAAATATTACAATAGACAATTAAGAGATTACGTGTATGATTCTACTAGTAATATTAATGCTTGCGGTCCAATTTTGATGAGCGAAGCCTTAAAACTTATTAAAGCACATTGTGATACATACTATGAACCCAATTGTGTAATAAAAATTTATATATTTGCATGTTTGGTTGAAATGGATTTAAAAGCATTAGTTGAAAGTAATAGAAGGGCATATATACGCGCAAAACAAGTGGTAAATCCACCTACTTCTCTTTGCAGTGACAGGGATTGCGGTGCGTTAGAGCGTTTTCTTCCAGGTTTTACTCTAACGCATCACAATCCCCATATACCTAGTCTGCCACCAAATAGTGTTTATGTTCCACCAAATAGTGTTAAGGAAATTAGTATGGAAAGATTAAGCGAAGAACAAGCTTTAACAATGCGTGATTTATTAAAATCACGTTCCTTAGTACTACCAAAAGAAGTACCAGTACTACCAAAAGAAGTACCACTAAGACCAATTCCATTAGAACAAGTTAGTAAAATTAACGCAATGAACTATTATTATGAAGTTAGTCAACATAATACACTTACTAAAGTTGATCATAATAATGTTGTAGAAAATTTAACATACTTTAAAGCTACGCCGTTAATACAATCGCATATGTCTAAACATAGATTTGGTTATGAATCTAAAGAATTTGAATTTATAACTTATAAAGACGCATTTATGGAATTTACTACCATTTTACATGCCCAAGTTAGTGGAACATTTGAAGAAAGAGTTAACAAATTAGAAAAAATACATAGAACACATGACAGAATGAAACTTGCTCAATATTTAAAAAAAGCAGTAATAAAAATTAGAATGGATAAAAGCGGGGATGACCCAGATATGTTGCCTAAGTTCAATACAATTAAGTTAGTGCGTCCATTTATTAAAAACGCTAGTTCTGATGACTTGATTAATGCCATCTATGAAGAATTAAAAGAATTAATAGCACTTGAAAAGAGAAAAAATACAGCTCAAGGTCTTCGTAAAACATTGCGTAAAAAAGATAAAAAAGATAAAAAAGATAAAAAAGATAAAAAACCAAAAAGCCAGAAAAAACCAAAAAAAAAATAATCTAAGAAACTAAGAATTTGAAAATAAGAATTTGAAAATAAGTTTTACAACTCATTAACAATTGTTTTTTGACACCTAGGAAGTTTAACCTTGGTAAGCTTTTCAATACTAGCAATTTGCGCATTATTAGGTGCTTCTTTATTTGCTTCCCATCGCGCCAACATTTGTGGAGCTACTCCAATAAGAGCAGCAAATTGCTTCTGATTTTTTAATTGACTTAATCTGGCTTGAGAGATTAACTGACCCAACTGTTTAGGAGCATCCATAAATATTACTTCTGGAATAATGGCTTTCTTAAAAGTAACTTTTTTAGCATTATTATTTGGTATAGCACTAGTAAATTTGACACTATTCCAGTCTTGGTGTTGAATCATATTTATAATTTATAAAATAAAATAAAATAAAATAATATAATATAATAAATTAAAACACTTCAATTTTATAATATATTAAATATTTTATATTTTATATTTTATAATATATTAAATATTTTATATTTTATATTTATTATATTATAAAACCAATATGGCAAGTAGATATGCAAAGATGACACAAACAATTATTTTTATTATATTTGCGGTAGTACTAAGTATAATATTATTAAGCTACTTTAATATTAATATGACATCAAATGAGCCATCAAAATTAAACAGATTTGCTGTTTATGAAGGACTTACAAATAATAATAGAGAGGGTCTAAAGGGTAAAAAGACAGAAAATCTAGAGAATAAAAATAGAGCTAATCTACTTATTCCTTAAACTATAAACTATAAACTATAAACTATAAACTATAAACTATAAACTATAAACTATAAACTATAAACTATAAACTATAAACTATAAACTACAAACTATTTATTATTTTTAAAAATTGAAATATAAAACTATTATATTTAAATACTATAATATAATAGTTTACTATGATTATTCCAGTAAAATGTTTCACATGCGGCAAAGTATTAGGTAATAAATATAGATATTATCAACGCGAAGTTCAAAAACGAAAAATTGATAAATCGCTTGAAGTTGACAAAGTAGTATATTTAACAAAAGATTTTATGGATAAAACACCAGAAGGCGAAGTGCTTGATCTGCTTAATTTAAAAAAAAGTTGTTGCCGAAGACATATGATTACACACGTTGATATTGAATAATATATTAGGTTATAATGTATTAGCCTATAATATATTAGCCTATAATATATTAGGTTATAATGTATTAAGCTACTTTCTGTACTATCTTTTCATAGTAGTCCTGCTTTTTCCTTTTTTTTCCATTTTCATCATATATGGAAATTTGTAATTGTTCTGCTATTTTTATTAAGTCGTCCAGCTTATAACTTGAAAAAGCCTTTAATGGTTTTTCAATATTTTCAATATGAAAATAACTAGATAAATAATTTTGTAATTCTTCTTCACTGATTGAACCATTTAGTAACTCAACATCAAAATTATTAAACTGCGCACTCATTTTTTCATTTGATAGTTGTAAGACTTTATAATTTTGTAAATTATAAACTTTTTCATCGTTATTACAGCATAAAACACAATAACTATTATTGGAACGTAAAATTATTACATTAATTAAATGTAATATACATAAGGCATGAAATGTTTTAAAGCTGATTTTTTCATTATTTGTTAAATCGTCTTCTACAAATGATTTACTTATTTTGAAGTGTTTTAAAATATTTTTTTGGCTTCGTAATTTTTCAACAATACCAAATTTAAAGTCTTTCATAACACTAAAAGAATTTAGCGTTTCTAAATCACTATCATCAAAATTATTAATTAACTTGTAAAATAACCAAAATAATTTATCCTGAAAATTTTTATGATTAGTGATCTTAAATGGTTCGTTGTATTTACTATATTTTTTACTATAGTCTACTTTTACTCTACTTAGCGGAATATTAGGAATGATTGACATTTGATATTTTTTATTATAAGTTGCTGAAGTTGCGGAACTCGTTAAACTCGTTAAAGTTGCTGAATTTGCTGAACTCGTTAAACTCGTTAAAGTTGCTGAACTATCCGTTGTTACAACATTCATTATGTTATTGGACGAATTTGCGTTTAAGCCATATAACATATAGCATTCCATATCCTCTAATTTAATAGGCGCATTTAATAGTTCTTTAGTGCATAACATTACTTACAATATTACTAATGTTATCTTTATTATCTTTAAAATAAGTAGTTTCCAAATCCTTTTTCAATTTTTCATCTTTATTAATATATGTTTCTTGTTTCTTAACAAAATTAATATAGCTTAATATAGAGTTGTATGTAGTGATTGATATTTTATTAAGATTTACAAAAATGCCATTATTATTTTCATTTAAATATATATTGCTTAATTTTAATATTTTAGCTATTTCAATATGATGTATTTTATCAAGAGGCTCAATAGTTTTACATAATTTATCTAAATCATTGGGGTGTATGTTATTTTCTTCAAGTGACTCCATTTCTAATAGTATGTCTCTAAATAGCTTTAAATAGTATTACATCAGGTACATAATTTTATAATTTATTTATATAATTTTATAACTTATTTATATATTATAAATTTAGATGTGTTGGAATGAAACAGTGTCATTAAATACTTTTTTATTTAGTTTATTTGGAATAAACTTTGCTTATTTTAATAATGTAATCAATGGCTATGAGTGTTTATTCTTATATTCGTTTGTTTCAATGCAATTGTTAGAATATTTTACTTGGAAACATCTGGATAATATGGAAACAAATAGATTATTATCACAGCTAGGATTATTTTTAATAGCACTACAACCTATTTTATTTATATTAATACCAAATAATGTTAAATTCAAAGTAAAAGCATCACTAATAATATTATATATACTATTTTTCTTCATTTCTGGTGTTTTATTAAATGTTGATTTTTCAATGACACAAGCAGAAAACGGCCATTTGGCATGGAATTGGCTTAAGGTAATACCACTATATACTTTTACATGGTTAACATTTCTTTTAGTAATATTATTATATATTAAAAAATATATTCTATTTGCTATACATGTAATAGTTTTTCTTGCGATTTATTATACTTATTATAAAACTAATACATGGGGTTCTTTATGGTGTTGGATTGCAAATATAATAGCAGGATTCTTAATACTACGAACATTTTTTAAATCAAGCATACCAAATTATTTAGTAATTAATGAGAAAGTCTAAAACTAAGCCATATTTTTTTTTACTTTTTGACCGCTTTTTTTTGTTTTTAACTTAATTTTAGTTTCACCTCCAGTTTGTTCCATAGTAGAATCCAGCGTGTCTTCAACTTCTAATCCATAATCGCCCTCTAACTCTTTTTTTAGTGTCCCATAGTTATTAATAGCAATTAATTCAGCAATTACACTAATAAATTTATCATTTAATTCGTAACGCTGTCCCAATACTCTAACTTGTAACATATCATTTTCTTTGATTTGCGAAAACATTTCATTATTATAATGATGGTCGCGTGCTATAAAAATAATATATGGACTAATATTATCATCGGTTACTAGTTCAGCGCGCACACCAACTTTTGTAATAGATTTTGCCTCACAATTTAATATCATAGACTCTACTGGATTTGTAATCAAACACTCAAATACACATTCAAACACTAATTTATTTGAAAATAATTCTCCACCTGAATATGTTAACAATTTCACACTATTATTTTTAACATAGCCATCTTTAATACATTTCCCTTCATTAAATTGTTTTAATCTAACTTCTAATGTGTTAAATAAATCAGAATTTACCTCATTATAATTTAATACAATTTTTTGCGTCAATAATGAAGTAATATATATATGTAAATTTGTGCTAGAATTTTTACTAGTCAAAGTTTTGTCTTTAGTCTGTTTTAACGAATATTTTTTATTTACTGATTTAGACATATTGGTATATAATAAGATTTTTATATTTAATATTTATTCAATTATATATATTAATATTAAATTTATATATATAGAAAATAACAAATAACAAATAACAAATAACAAATAACAAATAACAAATAACAAATAACAAATAACAAATAACAAAATAACAAATAACAAAATAAATTAGCTAAAGTTATTAATTAATGATTGAACCAAGTTGAAAAACCAACGCTTGTCGTCTTTTTTAATTAAATCATAATATCTAAAATAGATTTCCAAAGCATTACAAAAAGCAATTTGATTATATTTTTTTAATTTTTCAATAATACTATTAGAAACGCCAATAGCAACAAATATTTTTTCACTATGCGCTTTTCCTGCTTGACTACAACGAGCACCTTTGTTTGTGCCGCTTTTTATTTTAAAATATGTAATATATTCTTGTTTGTTTTTTTCTGCCAACGCCAAAAACCCGAGAGATTGCGCAATATTTGATGGAGCAACCTTTTTCCTAGTAATAGTTTCAGCAAAATCATCATAGTCTTCGGATTGTCCTAATGTTAATAGTATATTAGAACCACTAATATGAGGAACTTTACTTTTTGTTATTATGTATAATGTATAATTTTTAAACTCGCTTTTTTGTGGTACTATTAGTGCGCGCAATTTACCATCAATAGACGTTATAAAATGTTCCTCATAATAACTAACCAAGTCACTTTCAAATTTTGCTAGTCCGTTTAAATCATAACCATTATTTAATAAATAATTCACTAATAAAGTAGTTTTTTCAATATTCAAATCATCTAGTAAAATAGCAATTGCTAATGTTTGTATAGTATGTGAGTCTAAAACTGATTCTTCTGCTAATAGTTTAATAATTGAACCATAATGTATATATTTATTATCATCTGTTGATTGATTAGTTTGTATGTTAGTAATATAATTATAATTTATTTCCAGTTCAAGAATTAGCGATTTTACATAATCAATAAGCTGTATTGATAAATAGTCTTCATCATACATAGTAAAATTAATCTTTGTTTGGACAGCTTTTGTATCAGCTTTTGTATCAGCTTTTGTATCTGCTTTTGTTTTCACAGGCTCAACCTTTAACGGCTTTTCAACTTCGGTTTTGTCAACATAAACAGTTTTTGTTTTATCATCAAATACATCAAATGTTTCAGGAAGAGCAAATGCTATTCCATCAGGCTTAGCCTGTATTGGATTAGACCTTTCAAAAATAGTAGCATCATTATTTAATTGTGATGGTTGAAAAATGTAAAGGTATTCAACATTTATTAATTTCCCTAATGTATTATATTTATCGGTTATATAGCTATTTTCATTATTTACTAACTGATCCAAAGCATTATTTATATGATTTGTTGAATAATTATTAAAACTAGTTAAATAACTAATAATATATTCTTTAGTACAAAAATATTTCTCTTTAAATAAATCTCTAATTAGTTTCACTATTGCTTCATTGTTGGTTTGTAAAAAAAATTCATTATAAGAAGAATTATTTTCTTCTATGTCCCCTGTTAATCCCATTTTTGTTTTATAGTCTTCTAATTCTGGCTGACATTTATAACTACATTCAGCCATATAATCACATAATGGACTATATGATTTATCACCAATACTATAACTTATTGAAGCATTATTTGAAAGTGTTAATGTTAATTTTTTATTAAGTAGTTTTTCATCAAATTTTTGTTGTTCATAATTTAGCATACAATCAATAGAATGTTCTTTTAATATTCGGCTAATAGCACCAATAACTTTTGCTTTTGCTTCTGCTTTTCTATAAATTAGTAAATCGACTGACTCATTATTATTATGCAACATTGTGCCGTGCATAAATATTTGCACGTTTCGTTCCTTTAGTGGCATATTTTTATGACTACATGTTCTTATTGCTCGTCCAATAATTTGCTCTATTCTATTTATATTAAACCAAGGTTCTAAAATATGCACTTGCCTAACAAATTTTAAGTCAATACCTTCACTTCCTGCGGCCGAAAGAAGAATAACCTTAACATTTTTACCATCGCTATTATTTGAGTCTGTTGCTGCCTTTAAATCACCAACAACATCGGGAGATAAATTCTCATTTCCACTAATAATAATATATTTGGCACCATGAAATTTTGACCCGGTGCCCAATTCAGACTTTTTCTTATAACTAGCAATATCTAATTCCTCGCTTTGAGGTGTTAAAAAAAGTGACCTATTAGTTCCATATCTTGTAAATCCAATAGACTCTAATGTTAAGGCAATTGGAATCAATCCAGCATCAATAAATTGTGAATACACAATAATAGGCCCATTGCTATTAATAATAGAGTCTATTATTGATTTAATTTTGTAACTATATTTACCAATACTATTAATATCAAAAATATTGGGGCTGTCGCTAGCTCTATAACTATAGTTGTGCCTTGATTTGGGCGCATAACTTTCTTGATAGCTCATAAGATTATTAATGCCTGCTTTACCAATGACCTCTTTAATAGGAAACAAAGTATTTATTTCTTCCAAGTTAAGTGTTTCTAATAATTGTGTAATATTATTCTCATTATAAGCCAATTTTTCTTCAAAATACGATTCTAATTTGCTATTTGGAAATACAATATTTAATGCTTCTAATGGTTTTTGTAATAGTGTATAACCAAAGGAGTCCATATTATTTAGTTTGTCTTCATCAAATTTTGACATATTATTTTTTAGTATAATATTATATACAAATTCTTGATATGGAGAAATGCCTTCGTTGATATATATATCAAACAGTTCTATTGATTGTGTTAATGGACTAGCATTAATTTTAAATTGCGGATAAGTCTTTGTTTTTATACTATTATATGGGGAAAAATCATTTGGTAAAATTCTAAAAGGAAAACTTAAAGGATTATCCCCTTTCACATAACTAATATATCCATTTATTTTTCGCTTAAACAATTGTAATCCAACTTCTTCGCCTTTGCTATTTACTAAAAAAGAACCATCACTATTAAATATATCTTTAATATCTACAATGCTACGTCGATCATTCATATTTAATATATTAATCAAAAATATGATTTCTTTATAATCATTAAACATAGGTGTTGCCGATAGAAATAATAATTTTAAATTATTAACATTTTTAACAAGCTTGAGTAATTCGTTTGAAACTAGTTTGTTAGTATTGTCTTTAGATTGTCTTATATTATGAAATTCATCAATTATTATTAATCTATTATCAAAGAATTTCTGTAATCGTTCTGCCATCTTCTTTTTTTGTGTGTTGTCTAACGGAGCACTAGGATTAGAAGGATTTGAAGGATTTGAAGGATTTGAAGGATTTGAAGGATTTAAAGGATTTGATTTCTTTATTATGAGATTCGCAAACTGTGTATAGCCCATAAATAAATAATAATTATTTATTATATTTGTCATAATTTTTACTACTTTCTCTCGTGTTAAATTTTTATGCGTGCTATTAATCTCATCTAATATGCTTTGGCCTGCGCAATTATTAATAGTCCAGTTATTATTTTTAAATTCGAGTTTTCGTTCATCAAATAACTGTAAATAGAAATTTTCTTGGACATTTGGAGAGGCTACTATTATGATTCGTTCATTATAACCCATATATTTTAAATATTTTCTTGTTTCTTCGGCAACGCCTATTGCGGAACAGGTTTTACCCGTTCCTAGTCCGTGATAAAGTAATAATCCATTATACGGTGTATTTGTTGATAAAAAATTCTTAATGAATTTTTGATATGGCGCTAACTCAAAATCCTTATCACATATTTCATTGCTTAATTTTTCAAAATCAGAATCAATATTTACTTGTAATTTATTTTCGGCAAATTCTTTTTTATATGCTATTTTAATATTGAAAAATTCATCGTCTAAATGTGGATATAGGAATTTATAATTTTTATCAAAAGAATCATTTAATTCTTTCATATTTAATAACTCAATTGCATTTAAATAATATTTTGTATCATTCTTGGTTTTGACATTTTGTTCTAACTCTACTAACTCACTTTTATCTAAGTTTAATTTATTCATATTTTCTTGGAACATTTGCGCCAATTTTAAATTATTGGTTTTTGCGCTAGTTTTTGTTTTTGTTTTAGTATAAAGTTGTCTATTATAACTAGTAGAGTCTTCATCATCGTCTTCTTCATTCAAGTCTTCATCGTCATCATCGTCTTCGTCGTCGTCGTTATCGTCGTCGTCGTCATCATCATCGTCGTCGTCATCGTCATCGTCGTCGTCGTCATCGCCTTCGTCTTTACCAGCTCCTTCATCCTTTTCTTCTATTGGCTCTTCATCCTTTTCTTCTACTGATTCTTCTACTGATTTTTCTATTGGCTCTTCTACTGATTCTTCTACTGATTTTTCTATTGGCTCTTCTAGTGATTTTTCTACTGATTCTTCTACTGATTTTTCTATTGGCTCTTCTGCTGATTCTTCTACTGATTCTTCTACTGATTCTTCTATTGGCTCTTCTGCTGATTCTTCTGCTGATTCTTCTATGGGCTCTTCTTGTAAATCAGTAATGCCGTCTTTAGCGGGCTCAGCTTCTTCTGGGACATTCATATTATATATATAATCTATATGTTTTTAATAATTTATTTAAATCATTTATTATATTTGTTTTTTCATAGTTATAATCTCTAATATAACTATGTACTTCATCAACAGGAACCCACTTTATTTCGCTAATTTCATAAATTTGAAAGTTAGCTAATGGAATGGTATTATTACTAATAATACCTACAAAATATTTGTGTTTATAAGATTTATAATTTGAACCTGTAAAAATTTCTTCAAATGGAACAATATTATTAAAAATTTCAATATCACTTTTTTTATATCCTGTTTCTTCTTCAAATTCTCGTAGTCCACATACAATATCTTTTTCATGATAATTTCGGCGACCTTTTGGAAATCCCCATTCAGGTTCGCTATACTTTTTATCACATAAATCTACCAAATCTTTTAAATTGTAACTTTCTAAAATACTTGTATAGCCAGATTTCAATTTGTTAAATTTTATTTTTGACAACTTTTCTTCATTTCTATACAAATTATTTGTATTATAATTCCATAAATAACTCCATATAGTATCAAAATCATTAGTTAGCAAATAACTTCTCTCATTTATGCTCATATTATTTAATAAATTTAAAATATAAATTTTGTCTTCCATAATATATTTTCCTCTCATAAAATCTATGAAAGCCAGGCTATCTTTTCGTTTTATTATTAATAGTTCAATAACATTTTCAAGATGTTGTAAATCGTTATTAAACTTTTTAACTATTCGTAACGGAATTATTCCAATACTTGTTATAGGAACACGACAGTTATGAAATAAATGGCCTAATTTACCACAATTATTGCAAAATACTTGCTTCTTAATATTCATAATTAGCGTAATAGTTACTTGTCTAATGTATTTACATATTATTGTTTTATATTTATTTTAAATACACATTTAAATCGGATTTTAAGAATAAAATATAATATATTATGTTGATAAATAAAATTGACATGTTATTGTAAGTATACAAATCTTATTAGTGTTAAATGACTTGCCACCAGACTTATCATACAATATATGAGTCAGAAATAAAATGTCAAGATTATCCAAGATATTATGTATATCACAATACATCTAAATGCAGTCATCATTTTGGTATTAATGTGTGTAAAGTATATAATGAAAACGACAATTTTCTGCAATGGTTAGTTGTGTCTAATAGAATGAAAAGACTTATAGCAAGACAGCTTGTAGATGAAAATATAAATTTAAATAATTATGGATTTCGCTTAGACTATTGTAGATGGCGTGTTTCGCAACAACATAATGAGCTATTTAAAAAGTTGGAAAAAATACAAGCACTATCTTTTGAACAATTAGTTTGTGAAAGAGAACTTGAAGAAGCTATTGAGTCATTAGGTTATTCTCAAAAAGAACTAAACAATGCAAAAGCAGATTTAATAAACGATCAAATTGAACTTCAAGAAATCACTAAAAAATGTAATGAGCATAACTATTCAGTCTCGATAGAATGGTATAAGAATAAAGAATATAGTGCTTCAGACTCAGAATTAGCAGAGTCGTGGGTTGAGGCGTTAGACAATGTATGTATAGCAAAATATACAGTGAAAAAATTACTCAAAAATCACGAAGAAGCTAAAAAAAATCTGGAATTAATAAGACAAAAAATGTTTGAACTAAACAATATAAAATGCTTAAAACACGAAGAAGACTATGACTGGAATGAATTTATGATTTAAACATAATGACAAGCTATTTGACAATTCAATCAATTTATATAAAGTTATAATGATTATTATAATACTTAAATTAATATATGAACTAATCAAGAGTTTTTATGGTAAAAACACGCAATAGTTTTGTTAATGTTATTTATAAGTTATGTCAAATAATAATATGTCAAATAATAATATGTCAAATAATAATGTATTAAATCCAATAATATGGGGACCACATTATTGGTTTGTTTTATATACAATTGCCTTAAGTTATCCTAACAATAGCAATGATTCAACAAAAAAGAAATATTATGACTTTATAACAAATTTACCGTTGTTTTTGCCAATTAGTGATATAGGTAATGTATTTAGTAAATTTTTAGATGCTTATCCTGTTACACCATATTTAGACTCTCGTGAGTCATTTGTAAAATGGGTACATTTTATACATAATAAAATAAATATTTATTTAGGAAAACCAGAAATAACTTATTATGACGCAATGAATAAATATTATGAAAACTATAAAATTAAGGAGCTAAAAAAATATGAAGAAAGCAGAAATAAGCAAAAATACATTTTTGGGAGCTTAGTAGTGTTGTTAGTATTAGTAATAATTGGACTCACTATTAACTTTAAATAGTAGTTTTTTCATTTTTATTATGAATTTTTTTTACTACAAATTATATTATATTTATTATATTTACTATAATTAATATATTATTATAATTATTAATAATAAATATGAAATTTGAATTGCTCATATTAACTATAACGGGTTTTGTATTGCTTAATACATACTTTGAAGGTAAATTACTAGCTAAACTTAAAAATTATGAAAAATATTATAAAATGGGACTAATCGCTTTTGTTGGACTATGTATATATTTATTTATAAAGAAAAATCCAGCAAACTATAGAGATTTTGTAGTTAATACAAATGGTTACATTAAATATTTACCAATAGATAGAAACACCGCTAGTATTATAACTCCAATTATTGATTTTACATCTAAATCAATAAGTAATGAATTAAATAACAATTATAATTTGAGTGCCGGAACAAACTATAGAGAGTCTCAACATTTACAAAAGTCAATAAATGCGAATTATAATAATATGACAAAGCAGCAACAAAAAATATTACAATCTGGAAATACTTCAACAAAAAGAAGTGTAAGTGAAACCAAAAAAAAGTTTGTGGCGGCTTCGCAAAACTGGCATTGTAAAGGTTGCCAAAAACAGTTGCCTGCATGGTTTGAAGTAGACCATGTTATGAAACTAGAATATGGTGGATCCAATGATATTACTAATTTAGTAGCTTTATGTAGAGATTGTCATGGAAAAAAAACAGCATATGAAAATTTGTAATAGTGGAAACACAAACTTTGTAATAGTGGAAATACAAACTTTGTAATAGTGGAAACACAAACTTTGTAATAGTGGATAATATAAATTTATTAATTTATATTATTAATATTATCTAATAATGAGAGAATTATTAAAAACTGGTTTTAATAAAATTAGTGAATATTCAGATAAAACAGTGAATTTCTTAAAAAATAGTATAAGCATTTCAACAGATGTGTTAATTAATGGAATAAAATTCAAAGATAAAGCTAATTCCGCGATGCATGAATATTTTTACTATAGATACATTAATGTGTTAGTCATTTTATTAGTTTTTGGTCTAGTTTATTATTTAAATAGTTATTACAATCTATTTGGACTACAAAATACACCCTACGAAATATTAGGAGCAATAGTATTGTTAGGGGTTGGAGTCTTTTATTTTCTTTTTCTAGTATTTAGAAATAATAATAATAATAAGATTAATCCAAATGAGAGACTTGCTATAAATGGAACTGACAATATGGAGCTAACTGCCGACAAGTATGACGCAGCCATTTATAATATAAAGAGTGACAGAATTCAAAGCACATATTTAAAACCATTAAGAATTTTATTCATGTATATTGGGCTACTCTTATTTATACTAATAAGTATTATATACATAATCAACTATGTGCTATATTCACAAAAAAATACTAATATGTTTAGTATTACACAATCTCTAATAAGCATAACAATTGTAATTGTTGTGTTAGCAATTTTTGCGGCACTATTTTCCATAAAAACGCAAGGTTCAAATGACTTGTGTGAAAATAGTGACCCAAATAAGAATATTTATGATTACATTTGTGTTATCAAAAAAACTATTTTCTTTATACCTTGTTTGTTAATAATTGTTATTGATGAAATAAATAAAGATATTAAATTAACACCAAGTTCTGTATATTTATTACTTTTTATACTAATGCTATTAATAACATTACTATTTATATTGCCGTTCTTATTTAAATATTTTAGAACACTTAATAAAAGCAGCTTGTTAAAAGGAACAGACCCTTATTATTTAAATGAAAAAAAGGTTATTGCTATATATCAAAATCTTAACAAAAATGTTAATTCTACTATTGATATTCCAATACCTAAAACTGATAGCACAAGCAATCCTATTATAACAAATCCTATTGACGCATTATTAACTACATTAAATTTAAATAAACAAGAAAATACACTATTTAAATCATTCGATAGTTCAACAGAAATAGCTCCTGAATCTAAAGAAATAACTAAACAAACAAAAGACAATATAAGCGACACAAAAGGTTACAATTTTAAATTATTGAAAAATGATTATAATGGAATATATAATATTAAAACCAGTTTTTTTGATCCACCCAAAGTTATAAACAAATTTCCCTACAATTATACATATAGTATAAGTTTTTATGTTTATATAAATCCACAACCAACAAATACATCAATAGCTTATAATAAAGATACTGAAATATTTAATTACGCTTATAAACCAGCAATATATTATAATGGAAAATCACAATCTATTATTGTTAAATCTAGAACACTAAATAATAAAGGAGACCAGTTAGATACTATATATGAAGGGAAAAATATAAAACACCAAAAATGGTTGTTTTTTGTTATTAATTATTCCAATAATAGTATAGATGTTTTTATAGATGGCAAATTGGTAGGAACAAAAAAAGACGTAACCCCATATTTTAAAGGCGATAAAGTAACAATAGGAGAAAATGAAGGAATACACGGAAGTATTAAAGAAATAAACTATTATAGTGAAATTACAAGTCCATTAACAATTGAGTTATTATATAATTTAACAAATAACAAATAACAAATAACAAATAACAAATAGTTAATAGTTAATAGTTTAATAATTGTTTATCGTTAATAGTTAAATAACAAATAAATATATTTTATATTTAAGATATTATATTTAAGATCTTTTAATATTTTAATATTTTAATATTTTAATATGGGCATATTTAATATTATTATTGTAATAATCTTGATTATTGTGGTAATATGGGGCCTTCGCAATTTATTTTTCAAAACAAATATAATTTATGATGTTATGTGTGATGCCGCTAAACCAGTATCACTAGAAAGTTCTGTAGGTGCATTGTTTGTAACAAAAAGCAATATAATAATGGCGCAAGATATTCCAGAAAATAGCTCATCAAATTTTACATTAAGTGTATGGTTTTACATAGATAATTGGGGCAATAATATATCAAACGAAAAAAATATATTATATATGGCCGTTGATTCAAAAGCACCAACATTACCTGAACTAGCTTCGATGTTAAGCGGTCTAAGCACCAAAGTTGAAAAAGATATTAGTTTAAACCAAATTAAACCTAAAAATATAAACATTGCTTTAGATAAATACGAAAATAATTTATTAATTGATATTGAAACATATTTAGATAATAATGTATCAGGAAGAGCAAGAAGTGTTTTAGCAAATAGAAGAAATTACACAAGATATAAAATACCAAATATATCAGTTCAAAAATGGAACAATTTAACATTAAGTATTGACACAAGAACACTAGATGTATATTTAGATGGAAAATTGCGAAATTCATTTATAATGCACGGATTATATCATAATTTTTATAGCACAACTGAGAAAAAAAATATATATATAGGAAATATGTCTCAAGGCACAACCGCCGCAAATAATACTGGTATTAATAGTGGATTTGAAGGCTTTATTACACGAATTCGCTATGAAAATGATTCCATAAATCCACAAGAAGCATACAATATTTATAAAGAAGGAATTGATAAATCATTAGCAAAATCATTATTTAATAAATATAGATTAAAAGTAAGCTTTTTAGAGTATAATACAGAAAAAGGCAGTTTTGAAATATAATTTATATAATTTATATAATATTATATATTAATATTATGAATCCACCAGAAAGTATATTTACTAATATTACCAAAAATATAAATGCAGCTGTTCCATATAGTGCGGAATCAAGATTAAAATCAGCAAATGAATTTTTATCGTCAAACACAACGATAGCAAAAATGACATTTTTATTGGCAATAATAATTATTTTTGCTTTACTATTTTATGTTGGAAGCAAATTATTATATTACTTTTTTTCGCCATCAGAAACACCATTTTTAATATATGGATTAAAAGATGGGACAGAAGGACTAACTATTACACAGTCTTTAGGCGAAAAAGCATCAATCCCTATCTTACGCAGTATAAATGAATATGAGGGAATTGAATTCTCTTACGCATTTTGGATACATGTTAATGCTACAGATTATAAAGAAACAATTGACTTCAAACATGTTTTCAATAAAGGATCTTCACCAAATTCACAAGGCGAAGGGGGAACAGGAATATTTGGTCCTAACAATTGTCCGGGTGTATATTTATATAATGGTAAAAAAAATATTAGCGATAATTTGTTAGATAAGTTCCCCCTTTTAGGAATGTTAGTTAGAGTAAACGTATTTCATAATAATGAAAACAATAACAATACTTATTATGATGATATATATGTCGATGGTATTCCTATTAAAAAATGGGTATGTGTAGTAATTAGAACAACAGCACAAAATGTGGTTGATATTTATATTAATGGTAATTTAACAAAACGTCATAAATTATCAAATATTATTAAACAAAACTATGATAATTTATATGTGAATTATAATGGAGGATTTGATGGCGCTATTTCTAATTTAAAATATTATAACTATGCTATAGGAACTTTCGAAATAAATTCAATAATGTATAAAGGTCCAAATCTTAAATCAAGCAAACAAAGTAAGCTCAGCGATACAAAAGCGGATTATTTATCAACAAATTGGTATTTTAATAATACGGATATAATATCATAAATTTAAGATATAAATTTAAGATATAAATTTAAGAATATATAATGTTATTTTTAATTATATGGCGCTTAACTTCAACCCAGCGACCCGTAACAACTATATTATTTTGACACAAAATAAAATAAACAGCATTAGTGAAGGAGCAAAAATTTTTCTAAAAACAAATGTCACTACTGATTTTTCTCGGCACTTGTTAACCACAAATAATTTCTTTAATTCACTAGATAATTCTACTAATATTATAATATTAAACTACATTTCTTTAAGAGTGAGTGACGGTGGCATAGCACGAAGTGATTGTTTATTAACATTAAATAATATAAAAAATAACATAAAATTCATTTTTACTGATAATAACAAATTTGGTAAATTAGTATTTATTAAAAATACTAATATAAACAATTATATCCCTAATAATAATTATTTATTAACAAAAGACTCGATTGATGTTATTGGTTCTAAATTATTTAATTTAAATTATTATTTTAATAATAAAGATAATAGTTCCAATTTTCATAAAAATAGTAGTACTAATAGTACCAATAATCCTAATTATGATTATTATAAACTAAATGTAAAAGACTATATAACTAGAGATTTTAGTAATTCTTTTTTTACCAGGGGACAAGGGGTCAATAGTGATATATGTTATAATGGTTTAATGTGTAAAATTAAAAGTATAACACCGGTAGATGGACTCATTAATTTATATAGAGATATTAGTCTCCCTAGTTTTACTAGATTTAGTGACATTTCTGATATAACATCATTAACACCAATCACTAGCGCTACACCTTTCAATATATACAATAATATATATAATAAATACACTATTAATAATAAAAAAATAGTCTATACAGTTGACTTAAGTTATGATACTACACCTAACAATAGTTTAACAATAAGTTTTGAGACTTTTTTAATTAGAACAAATAATTTTGAAATGGTGAGAAAGGCAACAAGCCAAATATTATTTGATACTAGCTCTAATATACATTTGTTAAACGTTCAAGTGTCGACACCCTCAAAGCCTATTAGTTTTACTAGAAAAATAGGTAACCCATATATTGTTTATTTATCTTTGGGTAATTTTAGAACAGGTCTTATTCAAAGTGATATATATAAACACATTAGTTTTCCATATGATTCGGGCAAAATAAATTTTGTAGAAAATATTAATACTAGCTCTATTTATAATCCAGAGAATGTCAAAAAAAAATATAATAGTCTGCAACAATATATTGATAATGACTATTTATATGATACTGAGTTATCAGCAAATATACTTTTGAAAAGGGTTAGTGCTTATAATATTTTTACCAGTATTAATAAAATATTTACTATTTATTTTAATAACTTATTTGATGTTAATAACTTAAAAAGTCATTATAATGAGTTTAATAATCTTGCTTTTACTAGCATATCTGGTAACATTACAAGACCAAATATTACTTACTTCAATAATAGTGCTAATTATAGCATTAGTACAATTAGTTTTGATAATGTAACCATAACAAAGCCTAACAATTTAAATACTAGAAATCTACCTCAAACTCAAACCACTATAGAAAGTTCATCTTATAATCTACTTAAACCCGTTCTTTTAGATGTAAGATTTACCTATGATGTCTATTTTAATACATTTTTAAGTTTTAAACTATTTAATAATAATAAATTAATAAATACTAATTCTATAAGTTTTGAGAGTTTAATTTATACAACACCAAGTCGCGATTTTACAGACGTAGAATGTATATATATATATCATAATCCAGAAACAGATCCAAATCCCCTTTATAGATATCCAAATAATAATATTGAAATTATTAGAGACCCAAGTAATATTGATACAATATCAAAGGCAATTGAGCTTTTACCAGGAGCAAGTACTTCAACATCAAACAGTATAATTATTCCAGAGAAAAATGGAAGTAATTTATCAAGAAAAATGATTCAAGGGCTTATTGGATTAAATAATGTTCCAAAGCTATTATCAATTAAACCATATGATGAAAATGTTATTGTTGGTCGTGGTTTTGTTAATCAATATCAAATAGATGAACAATGTATAACAACAACAGAAGACATAATAAAAAATAAAATTAACGCAAATAAACATAGTTCAGCAAAAGATAGTCAAATTTTGACAACTAATAAGTTAGGAAAACAAAATTTTGCTAATTTAGTTAGGTCAAATAGACGCAATCGACTATCTCAACAATGTATAGAAGATTTAAGAGAAAGTATAAGTAATAGCACCCCTTTACCAACACAAGTTAATTATGTTAATATTGTTCCTTATACGCCTCGTTTTAAAATATTTAAAACAGGAAAAGGTCATTATTTGTAGTCTTTATAACATCTAATATTTATAACATCTAATATTTATAACATCTAATATTTATAACATCTAATATTTATAACATCTAATATTTATAACATCTAATATTTATAACATCTAATATTTATAATATAAATATAAAACTTTTTATATTTATATTATGTTATGTGCGGAATAACGTTTATATATTCCAAAAATACGAAAAATTCATTAAAACATATTTTTAATAGTTTAGAATTAATACAAAATAGAGGCTATGACTCAATTGGAATATGTTATTATAATGACTTGACAAGCAAGTTTGAAGTAATTAAAAAAGCATCAACATCAAAACATGATTGTTTTGATTTAGTTCAATCATTATATGAAACAAACGACTTACAACAACAACAAGTATATAAGCAACAATTATTTTCTAGAATAGCACTTGGACATACAAGATGGGCAACTCATGGCGGAAAGACGGACGCTAATGCGCATCCACATATATCACAACACAAACAAATTATACTTGTTCATAATGGTATAATAAATAATTTTATGGCAATTAAAGAGTTTTTACAATCTAAGAATTATACTTTTTACAGCGATACAGATAGCGAAGTTATTGCTAATTTAATAGAATATTATATTATAGTTATGGAATGTAATATTGAAGAAGCAATAAAAAAAACGCTAAGTCAGTTAGAAGGAACATGGGCGCTTGTAATTATTTATACCAAACAATTAGACACATATTATGTGACAAGAAAAGGGTCACCATTATTATTAGGTTATAATAATGATTTTATAATATGTACTTCAGAAACAAATGGCTTTGTTGGCTTAATAAGTGAATATATTCCATTAAAGGACAATAATATTATCAAAATAAGTAATGGTAGTTATAGCAATTTAATAAATAATATGTCCTCACATTCACTTCTAGCTATAGACCAAATCCAACATGATGATTCAATTGATTTATCTAATTATACTATAAAAAAAGTATGTTATGAAAATATAGTTGAAAACAAGGGGAATTATAGCCATTGGATGTTAAAAGAAATAATGGAACAACCAGAAACACTACAAAAAGCATATAATTATGGTGGTCGCATTAATAATAATATTATCAAATTGGGAGGATTAGATAATATAAGTAATATTATAAAGTATATAGAATTTATTTATATAATTGGCTGCGGCACAAGTTATCATGCGTCATTAATAGGTGAGCTTTATTTGAATGAAATAAAACAATTTGTATGTGTTAAAAGTGTAAATGCGTGTGAGTTTAATGAAAATACTTTACCTAATATTAAAAATTATTCTACCACACTATGCGTTTTTTTATCACAATCAGGCGAAACAATGGATGTATATAATTGTTTAAAAATTTGTAAAGCCAAGAAATGCGTAACTTTGGGTATAATAAATAAAGTAGATTCGTTAATAGCGCGCGAAGTGGATTGTGGTATATATATGAATGCCGGAACAGAAATAAGTGTTGCTTCAACAAAATCATTTACAAGCATGTTAATAATACTAAGCCTACTTAGTATGTGGTTTGTAAATAATGATTATTATAGTAATATAAAAAAAATAGACACTCTTAGAATTCTTCCAAATAGTGTAAGACAACTATTATATGATATTAATTTTATGAATAAAATTAATAACTTAAAGGATTTTATTATTAACAATTGTGTAACAAGTATATTTATATTAGGAAAAGAAAAATTATATCCAATAGCATGTGAAGGTGCTTTAAAAATCAAAGAGGTTTGCTATATCCACTGTGAAGGTTTTAGTGCTAGCTCATTAAAACACGGCCCATTTGCGCTATTAACTAGTTCAAATTTGACACTATTATTAATAGATATACATAATACTAAGGATATAAATACTTTAAAATCAACATATTATGAAATAATTGCTCGAGAAACCAACATATTTGTTATAACAAACTCTCAAAATGTTATAAATGAATTAAAATTAAGTGAAGACAAGTTTATATTATTACTAAATCTCGATTATTATAATGAAATTTTATACATAATAACATTACAAAAATTAGCATATGAAGTGTCATTAGCTAAGCATATTAATCCAGATAAACCACGCAACTTGGCAAAAGTAGTTTCTGTTGAATAAAAACTCACTTTCATTTGTTAAAAGTCTTAGTTAGTAACCATCGTGGTTTAACATTTCTTTTTATTAACGTTGAGCTTTTATATGCGTTTAATAGAGTATTTTCTAACATATTTTGTTTATAATAAGTGCTAGCGCTAGGAATTAATGTTTCAAAATTATGTATATTTATAACATATTCATTTTGTTTTATAGCACTTATTTTATTGGTGTCTTCATTTACATTACTTATTTTATTGGTGTCTTCATTTACATTATTAACAATTGAATAATATAAATTACTTATATTATTTAAATTATCAACCATTTTGCCATTAACATAAGCCAACGGTTCTCTTGTGTTAACTACTCTTGTGGGGTCGTCGTGTAAATGAATAATATTCTTAGAATTAACTGGTAAAAATTGGTCCCTGTTAATAGTTAATGACTGTTGTAGTACCCTATCGTTTAAAGCATTGTCTTCTAGCCCCCATCCCCAATTATTTGGGAATCCATTGCATTTTTCAAAATCACCTCCATTTATTGAAACTATTCCTCCTAAAGCAAAAGTAAAACCATAAAAATGTTTTACTGTTCCCGGATATGTTACATAATCAAATCTATTTTTTATTGCCGGTAATGTATCAACATCATTAAATACAAAAGTAATATTTTTGTAATCATTTGGATATTTTTCTTTCATAACCAGAAAACCAATATTTTTTGTTGCTCCGCGATTGAACATTCTAGAATCTGTTTGATGACTATAATATATTTCATAATCGTCTTTGTTATAGTCTTCCATAATATATTTCATATATATAGAAAAGTGGTGCTTTTGCTTTTCGCGGTCTCTATATGGGACAATAAAAATTAGTTTAGGGACAGTCGTCATTTATTTATTTATATTTATATAATTATATAAAAAATTATATAAAAAATTATATAAAAAATTATATAAAAAATTATATAAAAAATTATATAAAAAATTATATAAAAAATTATATAAAAAATTGAAAAGTTATTATAAATTTAAAGACTAGTAATTAAATACTATTAATTACTATGACAACTTTCAAGTGTTTTAAATGTTATGACTACAATGTGTTAGAGGAAAACAGTAAAGGAAACCATTATAAAGACAATAAACAATTCATTATTCAGGCATTTGGAATAAATTCATCAAATAAGACAGCATCCATATTTATAGAAAAGTTTTATCCATTTTTCTACATCATGGTTAGCGAAGACTGGAATGAACAGCGAAAAAATGAATTTATGGGACATCTAAAAAAATTGGTTGGCAATTATTATGAAGAGTCAATAGTTGAATGTGTGTTAGTAAAAAGGCACAAGTTGTATGGTTTTGATAATAAGAAATTACACAATTTCATTAAAATTTCATTTACTAACAGTGGAGCATATAATAAATTAAAAAAAATATTTTACGATGATAAAACCAGTAAATCAGGTCAATTTGAAAGAACATTAAAAGAAGATGGATATAAATATGATGATGATATTGGAAGAACACATTGTTATTTATATGAGGCAGACATTCCGCCACTATTAAAATTCTTTCATGAAAAACAGATTAGTCCAAGTGGATGGATAAAAATTCCTTCAAATAAAGTGCGGACTATTGCTAATAAGACAACAAATTGCTCTTATGAATACTCAATAAATTATGAAGATATTTATGATTATAAAGAAAAAGAGACGTTAGTAAAATATAATATATGTAGCTTTGATATTGAAGCAAGTAGTAGTCATGGTGATTTTCCTATTCCAATTAAAAATTATAAAAAATTAGCAACAAATATACTTGAAAACTACAATTCGAGTTCCGAATATTTCAAACTCAATTATGATTTTAATAACTTAAAACACGAGATTTTAAGTGCGTTTGATTTAACACAAGACAAATTAAGTTATATTGAAAAAGTATATCCTAAGAAAACAGGTATTACATTAGAAGAGCTATTAATTTCAATAGATAAATTAACATACTATAGCCCATCAAAGTCTAATAATACTATAAACAGTGATGAAGTTTTAGAAGGCGCTGACTCAGAATCTGAAAATGAAGATGAAAATGAAAATGAAGATGAAAATGAAGATGAACAAGAAGGCCTTCTTGAAAGTCAAGTAAAGTATAGCAAACGCAAACCTAAAATAAAAGCTTATAAAAAAGATGCCACATTAATAGAATTAATTAAGGACAACAGCTGTGAATATGCTACAAAATTAGTAAAGCTAGTCGAAGCATTTAGCAATACTAATTTTCCACCATTAGAAGGTGACATAATTACATTTATTGGTTTAAGTTTTATTAATTATACCGAATCTAAACCATATAAGCGTGTTATTATTGTTAAAGGTGGTTGTAAAATTCCTGATAAATATTTATTATGGGCACAAGAAAACAGTGTGATTGTATTAGAGCGCTGTACTGAAAAAGAAGTATTATTAACATTTACAAAAATCATTAATAGCGAAAATCCGCATATTATTACGGGCTATAATATTACAGGGTTTGATTTTGAATTTATGTATAAGCGATCCAAAGAGCTAAATTGTGTTAATGAATTTCTCAAACTTTCGCGAAACAAAAATGAAATATGTATTTCAAATGATTGGCGTGCTGAATATAGAGATAAATTGGCCAAAGCTAGCGGTAGCGCTAGCGACCTTCCGAAAAAAGATTATAAAGACATTGAAACAAATAAGATTGTTTTAGCAAGCGGCGAATATAATTTAAAATTTATAAAAATGCCTGGTCGCATTATTATAGATATGTGTGTCATTTTTCGCAAAGAATTTACATTAAGTTCTAATAAGTTAGACTTTACATCAAGCTATTTTATTAGTGACTCTATTAGTAAAATTGCGTTAAATAATGAAAATAATAGCACCAAAATATATAGCAAAAATCTTACAGGTATTAGCGTGGGAAGTTTTATAAAGTTTGACGAACAAGGGTTTAGTAATAATTTATATAAAAAAGGCAAAAAATTTGAAATTATTGAAATTAATAAAGACGAACAATGGTTTGTAATTGAGGGTCTAGAAGAACTGGATTTGGCCAATTACAAATATAACTGGGGATTAGCAAAAGACGACGTGTCTCCACAAGAAATATTTGCTCTTGCTAACGGTTCTGATTATGACCGATGGACTGTTGGTAAATATTGTCTTGCGGATTGCGACAATGTTATTTGGTTATTATTAAAAGTAGATGTAATTACAGACAAAGTAGAAATGTCTAATTTATGTGATGTCCCGCTAAGCTATTTACTATTGCGTGGACAAGGAATTAAATTACAAAGCTATGTTTCTAAAAAATGTGGAGAAAAAAACACGCTTATGCCAGTTGTAAATAAGCAAAAAACAGGGGGAGGGTATGAAGGTGCTCATGTTTTTACACCAAAAACCGGAATATACTTAGAAGAGCCGGTTGCTTGTGTTGACTACAGTTCCCTTTATCCGTCGTCTATTATTTCTGAAAATTTGTCACACGACTCAAAAGTATGGACTAAAGAATATGATTTAGACAATAATTTAATTAAAGAAACAGGGGAAAAAGCTGAGCATGGAGACTATAGGTATGATAACTTATATGATTTGGGATATAAATATATTGATGTGAAATATGATACATATAAATATATGCGACCCAGCCCAAAGGCTGCTGAGAAAAAAGTGATTATTGGTTATAAAATTTGTAGGTTCGCCCAATTTCCAGATAAAGACGGTAAAGCTATTATGCCTGCTATTTTAGAGGAGTTGTTAGCTGCGCGAAAAGCAACGCGAAAATTGATATTATTAGAAAAAGATGACTTTATGAAAAACGTCTTGGATAAGCGACAACTAAGTATTAAAGTAACAGCCAACTCTTTATATGGCCAAATGGGAGCAATTACAAGTGCGTTTTATGAAGGGGACGTTGCCGCATCAACAACAGCTATTGGTCGTAAATTATTATTTTACGGAAGGGCAATTATTGAAGAATGCTATAATGATGTGTTGGTAACATTAGATGATGGAACAATTGTAAAGGCAAAAGCAGAATGTGTATATGGTGATACAGATTCAGTGTTTTTCAAATTTAATTTGAGGGATCCTAATAGCGATGAAAAAATTATAAATAATCAAGCTCTTATTTATACTATTGAACTAGCAAAAAAAGCAGGGAATTTAGCAAGTCAATTTCTAAAAAAACCACACGATTTAGAGTATGAAAAAACATTTTGGCCTTGGATATTATTATCCAAGAAACGGTATGTGGGTATATTATATGAAGAAAATATAGAAAAAGGCAAACTAAAGTATATGGGTATTGTCCTTAAACGCAGAGACAATGCTCCGTTAGTAAAAGACATATATGGAACTATTGTAAATATTATTATGAAAGAAAAGAGTATTACTAAATCAATAAAATTTCTAAATGAGAGTCTTGAAAAATTGATTGCTGGACAATATTCAATTGAAAAATTATTGGTAACTAAATCTTTACGAAGCTATTATAAAAACCCAAATCAAATAGCACATAAAGTATTGGCCGAGCGAATCGGACAACGAGACATTGGTAATAAACCAAGTTCGGGTGATAGAATGTATTATGCATATATTGTAAATGCTAACAAAAAAGCACTTCAAGGCGAAAAAATAGAGACACCTGATTTTATTATTCAAAATAAGTTGAAATTGGATTATGCTCACTATATTAGTAATCAGATTATGAAACCATTATTACAGCTTTATGCGTTAAATTTAGAAAATATGAGTGAATTCAAAAAAAAACGCGGCATTACACTACAATCGTGGTATAATGAAATAGACAAATTGCGAAGTAAATGGCATGAACAAGAAAAATTTGAAAAAAAACTAGAAGAACTAAAATGTAAAGAAATTAAAAGCCTATTATTTGATAGCTATTTAAAAGAATGTAAATAATATTAGTAATTAGTAATTAGTAGTTAGTAATTAGTAGTTAGTAATTAGTAATTAGTAATCTTGTAATATTATATTATAATATATAATAATAGTAGTATATGGTTAATAAATTAACATATAAGTTAATTTCAAATTTTTCACAAAAATTTAATAAAAATAAAACAAATAAAATAATAAAAAATTTTAATACAAAGTCTGGCTTTACAAATGTGTTATTAGAAAGTGATTATCTTCAAGATAAGAAAAAAACATATACAAATTTAATTGATGTCCAGTCAAAAATTAGCGACCAAAAACAAAGTGGACGTTGTTGGATTTTTGCCTTTTTAAATATAATTCGCTATAAAATGATTAAAAAATATAAGTTGGCACCGGATTTTGAGTTTTCGCAAAATTATTTGTTTTTTTTTGACAAATTAGAAAAAGCGAATTATTATCTTACTTATATAATTGATACGTATGATGTAAGTGTAGAAACTATTCAATCAAATGATAAATTAGTTAAATTAATACATATATTAGACAATTTAACTGATGATGGTGGTCGTTGGAATGTATTTGTTAATTTAATTGAAAAATATGGTATTGTTCCTAAAACAAATATGGATGATAATTTTCATAGCGCTAATTCAGAAGAACTTAAAAATTTTTATAATGACTTTCTACGCAAATGCGCTCATAAAATAAAAACTACGCCCAAAAACGAACTTATTAAAAATAGAAATGCTTTATTAAACTCTATGTTATTAGAATGCTATAAAATTTTAGTTGTGTTTTTAGGAGAACCGCCCACTAAAATAACTTGGGAATATTACGAAGAATCAAAAGAATCAAAAGAATCAAAAGAATCAAAGAAAGCTAAAATGATTAAAAATATTAGCCCTCTAGACTTCTATAAAAAGTATGTTCCGTATAATGCGAAAAATAAAATATGTTTAATAAATTATCCATGTAAAGAAGCGCCTTTTTTTAAACAATATGACGTGCAATTGTCATTTGATGTTTTAGGAGAGAAAAGACGGGGTCTAATAAATGTTCCAATTGACTATTTAATTGATGCGACAAAGAAATCTATAGACAACCAGGAAGCTGTTTGGGTTGGTCTTGATATCGACAAGTATATTTCACATAAACATAGTTTTATGGATAAAGAAGCTTTTGACTATGATTCAATTTTTGGATTTAATAATTACATGGCTAAATGTGATTCATTAAATTATAGACAAACAGCTCCAGTCCATGCTATGGTAATAAAAGGTTATAACTTAAATAACTCAAAAACCAATGGATTTCTTGTTGAAAATTCTTGGGGAGATAAAATGTTTGAAAAAGATGATAGTGTGGATTATGATGGAAACTATTATATGTCTGAGTCGTGGTTTAAAGATTATACATTTGAAGTGGTTATAGATAAAAAATATTTACCAAAAAAAATACTAACAATACTAAATCACAAATCAATTATATTACCTTATTGGAGCCCTTTTGGCGCATTATTACGAAGAAAAATGTAGCTTGCTGTTTTTTATAGTATACTTGGTTATCAATTATTATATAAAAATTGATAGCTAATTATATTATATTAATTAGGTTATAATCTACATGAATAGATTATTAAAAGCTATTGAACTTTTACAATTACATTTGAGAGAAAATAATAATGGCAAACATAGTAATGGCAAACATA